TCTTCTTCAGCTTCGCGTACTTTTTTGCCGAGTTCCTTCGGACCCATGACAGTACCGAAGTGCGGACAGCCCTCACATAATTCTGGGTTGACACTCTTGAACTTGGCGCAGCTAGTCGCTTTGCGGATGGTAGCTACCTTCTTGTCTATGGTATCCGGATCATAGTCTGGGTGACCCTTCGACATCATGTGGACCGCAGTGTCAGCGTCCTCACACATAGCCGCCACGGACAGCGCGTAGAACCACTCGTAGTAACCAATAGTGTCTTGGTGTTTATAGGCGTTTAGAAGCTGGTTACACCCATCTCCCCTAGCCGTGCGCTGCATGATTTGTTTGAAGTTGTAGCCTATGCCGTTGTGCCGTGCCAGTTCCCGTGGCGATGGCTGGTAGTCATCGTCAAAGATTGTCGGCTTCGCCTTGACCCCTAAGATAGAGCGCATCTCCTCGAAGGCGATAGGCTCACCGACATGGATAAACTCGACCGGACGCGGCTCTTCCTGCTTATAGTTAAACGTACCCGGCACACGCAAGATACGTGCCACTTCAAACACCGCGTTATCGACGTAGAAGTTCTGGGTGCGGCACACTTCCTTGAAGCGCTCTGCCACAGGCTCCCAATCCCGACGCGAGATTTCTTCCTCAAGAGGCCAGTAGGCATGGATGCCTCCCCCTGAGCTTACTAGCGTAGGAGCAGGAAGACCAACTGATTCGCAAAAAGTGCGAAGCGCAGCTAACCCAGCTTGCTGGTCGATATACCCGTCCGGCCTACCAGTTTCCGCATTGATTTCGGCTTTGCTAGGGCCACAGTCGATGTCGAGCCAGAATGCCTTGAGGGCTTTTACGTTTTCCTTAGTTCGGTTTAGTCCGGTCTCATATTTAGCTACGCCAAAGAACACGTTGCGCTGCTGTTGCATAAACGTCTGGATGCACTCATCGGCTTCCTCGCGTGTGGCTACAATATCCTGCCTAACGTCCTTTGGCCCTTTGATACCCACGATTACAAACCAGCCCGAAGCTGGCTGCACGAGGTCTAAGAGGTCTGGTTGCTGCATTACATCACTCACCGTCGCGGGGTATACCCGCCATATTATTATTGATTGTGCCGGAGGTTATTATGTACGGTTGTGAATGTTATCTATCCACGCCTCGATCTCACTTTCATGAGAAGGGCGCGGTGATGTAGTCCCACTAAACCAGCCATAAATTGTCTGACGGGTAACCTTCAAGGCATGTGCTATCTCTGCGACAGGGATGTCGCGTTCGAGGCACAAACGTCCAAGCTGGACACCAAGAAGATTACCGTCAGCGTTTTTGATCGCCTCGGCTATACGAATGCTATAGCCTTGCATGGATCAATCCTCGTCATCGTTATCAAGCCACTCACCCAGCACGGATGCTAGTTCGGGCTTTACTTCAGTCACAGCAGCCTTAGGCTTACTGGCGCGTTTTGCTGGCGCAACCTCTGCGACTTCGTCCTCATCGTCACCAAATGGATTGGCAGCAGGTTGAACGGGCGGAGGAGCAATAGCTGCTGCTTTAGTAGGAGCAGCAAGGGCAGGAGCACCACCCACAACACCAGCGGTCATATGGGTATAACGCTCAATGGTAGGGTCCTCTTGCGCAGCGTCAACAAGAAGTGCTTCATCCGCAGTCAGATGGCGAACTGCCTTGAACTGCACCTTGATGGTCTCAACCTTGCGGTCATAGCTGACGCGTGTAACTACCGTATCCATACCTTCGCCATTGGCGAGGAGGAACTTCTTGTAGCCCTCGAAACCATAGACGTTACCATCGTTCTCCGCAAAGAGCGAAGCGCCCGGAAGGGCAATCTGGTATACATCACCCGATGGGTCACCAGCGATAAGCACAGCAATACGGCGCTTATAACGGCAAGCCTTACCTTGGCCGTTGGTGCCGGAGCCTTTCACGTTATTGGGGCACTCCCTACAGGAGCTAGCTTGTGGCTTCTTAGAACCGGAGTCAGGCTTATCACCGTTGTTTGACCAGCAATCAGGCAATGCACCCTTGGCGTTCTTGTCATACGCACCTTCGTAGAACTCACGCGAAGGCTCATTCAACCAGTCAGCGATGATGACTTCCAACTGCTGATCGACTTCACGGCCAATCTCTTCGCCGCCAACAACCCGCTTAAAGCTACGTCCGTTGCTGAGTTTGATACGGCGCACGGTTGAACCGCCGCCACCCATACGATCCATACGGCGCGACTCACGCCGTACAGTGGGTAGATTGCTCTGGTCTTCAAAAATTGTAATGTTGCTCATTGTCTTTCTCACTTTTCTGTGGGTTTACGGACTTGGATTACATACTTGTTATCAATCTGAAGACCGATAGGGAGGACGTCCGGATTTTCCTCCATGAACTGCTTCATGTTACCGTTGTGAATGCGCTTCTCAAGTACAAAAGGCGCATCATGTTCAGCGATGAACTGGTACATACGTTCCCAGTCCGTAGTCCAATAGCGGGTCTGAACACGGCGGGACAAAGTGCCCGAAGGTGTCTTAACGCTATCAAGGTTTTGCTCGTTACAAAACTTAAGAAGCTCGGATGATACAAGCTCCAGCTTCTCTTTGAGGCCAGACACACGGGCTTCGTGCGCCTCTTCCTCTGCCGTTACCGCAGCGCGTATCTTTCGATACGCAGCCACGAGGGTTTCAATAGGTACAGTTTCTTCCATGGTTTGCTCCTTGCTCGGCTATTGCCGTAGTCTTGTTCTAGACCCTGTACTATACAGTGTCAAGCTCCTTGAGATATTTTTCATCAATGTGCATCGTCCTAGAGTGGGGCGTTTCAACGAATGGTTTGCATAGGTAGTCATGGCCGTGTCTGTTGTATGAAACCACATCCACTACCGTGAAACCCTCAGGGTAGGTCAGGGCGTATGACCCCTTAGTGCAGCCAGTGGCTCTTAAGTGCAGCCTATCTTTTACCGTAACACGGTCACCCACCTTAAAATTAAATACTGGGGGGCGCTCGAACATTGTAGTCTCAGTCATTTTATTCCTCCGTTATCTGTCTATATAAATCAATGATACGTTTGTGGTTGTCGATGTTACCGCGAAGCATTTTGTACAGGCGGTCTTCTACCTCGCTGCCTTTGATATGCACGATAGTCATCGCGTTCTTCTGCCCCGTACGATCAATACGTGCGTTGGCTTGAAGGTAGGTTTCCACGCTAGTGGTAGGCGCGTACCAGATAATGGTATCTGCTGCCGTTAGGGTTAAGCCATGGCTCGCTGCCTTGGGCTGGATGAGGAGGACACGGGGGTTCGGGTCTGTCTGGAAGCGATGCACAATATCTGTGCGCTTGTTAACCGGAACCTTACCGTTGATAACGTCGCAGGTAATCTTCTCCTTCTCCATCAAAGCGCGTAATAGCTCAATGGTATGGGTGAACGGCACGAATACCAGCACCTTGTTGCTGGCTTCTTCAATCACCTCCAGCACCACGTTAAGGCGGTTGGACACATCGAACTCTAGGACTTCCCCAGTATCCGTATACACCGCACCTCCGCTTATCTGGAGTAGCTTGTTAAGTTTGGTCGCTGCGTTGATCGCGCTGACCTCTTCGCCTTGGGCCTCAAATAACATCTGGTTTTTAAGCTGGGCGTAGAACTTGCGCTGCTGCGGGGTGAGCGGCGCTTCACGTTCAATGTGGGTTACAGATGGTAGGTCCAGACAATCTTTCTTCTCGAACCGGATGGCCGGTTGCAGAACTTTATGGACAATGGCATCCGCACTGGGCCTCGGTGCCCATTTGAACTGGGTCACCTTCATCATCACGCTGTCGCGGAACGCGCCATAATACTTCGGACATCCCTTCCCTCCCGCCAGACGAGCCAACCCATAAGCATCGATAGGGCTTTGTGCTGCTGGCGTACCAGTAAGCATCCACATCCGGGGATTAATTTCACGCACAATCCGGTCGAGTATTTTCCAGCGGTTAGTCGTGGGGTTTTTGTACGCATTGGCTTCATCGATCACGATCAGGTCGAAGCCACCATTGACGATGGCATCCTTGACTACGGCCACGCCATCGAAGTTTATGATAACAAAGTCGGAGCCAGCGTTGATGATCTTCTCACGCTGCTTAGCTGCCCCGTCCGCCACGCTGCACGAACGGTGCATGGCTGCGTGGCATCGCGCGCAACTTGGTACTTGACTATCGATCAAAGATGGGCCGTGAGCGACCCACTGATGACGCCA